GTTATCTAATAGGGTATCCGTTACCGATGCCGTACAGGGACCAGTACCCCTCCGATTACAGGATCAGGAACAGGATCCTGATCAGGAACAGGAAACACATGATCTCGGCGCGTGCCAAGGCGCGCGACCTCCAGCACCGGCACTGAAAACTCGCAGGGGCAAGTTGCTGAAAGGCGAGTCCCTCGCGCGGTTCGAGCGGTTCTGGCAAGCCTTCGACTACAAGCGCGGCAAGGCTGAAGCCGCTGATTCCTGGCTGGCGCTGAAACCAGACGACGAGCTCGCGGCGCGCATCGTCGCCGCTGCCGCGGCTGAGGCAAAGCGCCGTCCTGCCATCGTCGATGCCGGCCACACCCCGAAGATGGCGCAGGGGTGGCTGACGGCGCGCCGGTGGGAAGACGAGCATGCCCCTGCGATCCCGAAGCGCCAGCGCGCGCCAGGGGTGTTCGTTGTTAACGGCAAGGAGTACCGATTGCCGTCGATGAACGACGACGTGGCCTGCTGCAAGCTCGCCGAAGAACTCGGGGTTTCTCTGCGTGGATTGGAGCGGCAGGTCGCGCATGCGCGACTGCGCGCCGAACTCGAAAAACGTGCTGCATGACGCCCGTCGAGATCCGCCACTTCCACCTGTTCTGCGGCCTCGGCGGCGGCGCCCGGGGCTTCAACCGCGGCGAGGCCAGACTCGAGCGGCTTGTCGCGCGGTTCCGCTGCCTCGGTGGTGTCGATTGCTCGCCTGGCGCCGTCGCGGACTTCGGGCGCCTCGCTGGTGTGCCGGGCACGGTGCTGGATCTGTTCTCGCGCGAGCAGTACGCCGCGTTCCATGGGCACGAACCGCCGGCGGACTGGCGCGAGGCCTCTCCGGAGGATATCCGGCTGGCCGCCAGCAACGAGCGGCCACATATCGTGTTCACGTCGCCGCCGTGCAAGGGATTCTCCGGTTTGCTGTCTGAGGCCCGCAGCCGCGGCGACAAATACCAAGCCCTGAACCATCTCACACTGCGTGGCGTGTGGCTGGCGTTGGAGGCCTGGCGTGACGATCCGCCGGAGTTCTTCCTGCTGGAAAACGTGCCGCGAATACAGAACCGTGGCCGCGTGCTGCTGGACCGTATCGTCGCGCTGCTGCGTGCCCATGGTTACACGACAGCGGAGACCACCCACGACTGCGGCGAACTTGGCAACCTCGCGCAGTCACGGAAGCGGTTCCTGCTGGTGGCTCGTCACGTCGAGCGGGTGCCGCCGTTCCTGTATCAGCCAGCGACGCGGCCGTTACGTGGCGTCGGTGATGTCATCGGGCGCCTGCCGTTCCCAGGCGACCCGTCGGCGGGACCGATGCACCGGATCCCGGCGCTGCAGTGGCGGACATGGGTGCGCCTCGCTTTTGTCGAGGCGGGATCAGACTGGCGCAGTCTGAATCGGTTGGCGGTGGAAAGCGGCGTTCTGCGTAATTACCTCATTGTGCCGGAGTATCACCGCGGCTACCTCGGCGTCACGCCATGGACAGGCACGTCGGGGACGGTGACGAGCCGCGGCGCCCCGTGCAACGGGAAGTTTGCCGTCGCAGATCCGCGCGTGGACGGTCACGCGAAGTCGGTGCAGCTCGGTGTGCGCTCTGTCACGGACTGGGAGACGCCATTGTTCACGGTCACCGGATCCCAACAGGGCGCCAGTGGTGCCCTGGCAGTGGCCGATCCACGTTCCGGCCTCGACCGTGCCCGCGGTGACCACTACCTCACCGCCGGGCACTACGGCGTCACGCCATGGGACGTGCCGGCACATGCCGTTGCCGGACGGACACGGCACGACAGCGGCTACGGCAACGTCGCCGACCCGAGACCACTGCCGGCCGCAGCGGACAGACTCGTCGCCATCATCCGGGCGCTGGACGGCACCTGGCACCGTCCATTCACGACGCTGGACCTCGCCGCCCTGCAGGGCCTCGTGGACCCCGAGGAACATCTCGAGCTGGAGGGCCTCTCGGACTCCGCATGGCGGGAGCGGATCGGCAACGCCGTGCCGGCACCGGCGGCGCAGGCCATCGCTGGCGTCATGGGGCGGGCGCTGCTCGGAGCCTGGAATGGCGAGAGCCTCCGCCTCACCGATGAACCGGTGTGGGTGCGTCCCGTAGCGGTCGCAATAGCGGTGCGGCCGGCATGAATCCCGTCCTACTGTCCTCGGCCAAGCACGACTACGGCACGCCGCGTGACCTGTTCGAGCGGTACAACCGCATCTACCGGTTCACGCTGGACGCCTGTGCGACCACGGACAATGCGAAGTGCAAACGATACTTCACTCGCGAGCAAGACGGCCTCAAGCAGCGGTGGCGCGGACGGGTTTGGTGCAATCCTCCGTACGGCGCTGAGATCGCGAAGTGGGTGGAGAAGGCCGTGCAATCCGTGAATGACGGCGACGCTAGGCTGGTCGTCATGCTCTTGCCGGCGCGCACGGATACACGCTGGTTCCATGCCCATTGTTTGCAACGCGGACCGGAGTTCCTGCGCGGTCGCATCACCTTCGACGGCGCGCAGGGGCCGGCGCCGTTCCCGAGCATGGTCGTGGTGTTCAAATGAACCTCGGCCAAGCGGCAGGCGGTATGAAGCGTCTGCCAGCAGGACGCGAGCGGCGCCGCCCTCATCGGCAGCAGCGTCGGAGAGCGGCATGAGCGGCGCACGAGTCAGCCCAGCGCAGCCCGTCACGGGTACCTATGCCCATATTGCGCAGCTTGAGCAACAACTCGCAGACGCGCGTCGCGCATACGAGGAACTCTACGAGCTGGTCAATACCCCGGAGGTCGAGAACTTCGTCGAGGCTGTCCGGCTTGAGGCCGCGCACCAGGTACAACGATGGGGTGAGGCACACGACCAGGGGAAGACGCCGGAGGACTGGATGTGGGTGTTGGCCTTTCTGGCGACAAAAGCGACGCAGGCAGCGCGCTACGGCGACAAGGAGAAGTACCTGCACCACATCGTCACGTCCGCTGCGCTGTGCCTGAATTGGCACAGGGCAGCAATGCTTGAGGCCGCTGGCAATGGAAACTGACCGCGTTTCGCCGGTTCCACAGTTGGACTGGATCGAGCACGGCCCGGGCCGTCCGCATTTCAACGGCGTGGGGTACGACCCGGCGATGGACGACGACCGGCTATCGAAGCAACTCGGACGAGTCTGGGCAGTGATGCGTGACGGCCGGTGGCGGAGTCTCGCGGAGATCCGGGCGGACATCGCGCAGCGATTCGCCGTGGAGGACCCGGAGGCGTCGATCAGCGCGCAACTTCGGCACTTGCGCAAGCCGCGATTCGGCCAGTACGACATCGAGCGGCGCCGGCGGGCCTGCGCGGGGACGTGGGAGTACAGGCTCAATGCGTGAGCCTCCGATACATCACCTGTTCATGAGGCGCTATACATTCAAGCTGTACCCCACCCCTGCCCAAGAGATGGAGTTGCAGCGCCAGTGTCGGATGGTGGGCCAACTGTGGAACGCGATGCTGGAGATGGAGGAACGCGCGTACAGCCGGGCGCGTGGGCAGCGCGGTGTGACGCATCGCCCTGGCAGATCGTTCCTAACGTTCTTCGACTTAACTGCCGAGATCACGCAACTGCGCGCCGCATGCCCGGAGTGGTCGGCGCTGTCGGTCTGGACTGCGCACCGCGTGGCCAAAGCGCTGACGCGGGCCTTCGAGGCGTTTTTCCGTCGCGCCAAAGCAGGCGCCGGCGCGCAGAGTGGATATCCGAGATATCGGTCGTGGCGCGATCAGAACTGGTTGCCACACCGTTTCGCCAGTGGGTGCAGGCTCGATCATGTCTGCGGCAAATCGTGGGCGTTGAAACTGAAGGGTGTTGAGGGCGCCATCCACGTGCGGGGGAAACTACGATCCGCCCCCGAGAAATGCACCGACGCGGACATCCGGGAGATCAACGGCGTGTGGTGGCTATCGGTCGGGGCGGACATGGGCGAGCGTAAGCGTGCTCACGGCCGCGAGGCGCTGACTGTGCAGATCGGCATCATTGGCGCCTTTGCCGTGGTGAACGGCGCCCGTGTCATGGCTGCGAGCGTGCGCGTGCCTGCAGCGCCGGACGTAGCCGCGATCCAGGAGCGCATGGCGGAGACGGACCGCCGCACGCCGGAATACAGGCGGCTGCGCATGGCGAAAGCGCGCATTGAAGCCAAGGTCGCGCGCCGTCGTCGCGAGGCGCTGCACGTGTGGACGACGGGGTTGGTGGGCCGGGCCAGCGAGATCGTACTGGTGCGGCCGAAGAGTGTCAGCCGCGATACCGCTAGCGGGCGCGGGGACGCGCAAAACTGGGGCGCCGCCGTGGCGACCAAGGCCGCGCTGAACCGGCATGTATTGGATCAGGCGCCGGCCATGGTGGCGCAGATGTTCAAGTACAAATGCGAGGAGGCCGGGATCCCGTTCCGCGAATGCTCGCATGATGATCTGGATGTCGGGCGTCTCGTGGTGCTGAACCGCAAGGCCGCCCGCAGGGTGCGCAAAACCATCAAAGAGGAGGCCGCATGAAGATGAAGCAAAACGATCGCATCTCTGAGGTGCCGGAGAACTTCCGCGAAGTGTTCAATCGACAGATCTCCTTGTCGGACGCGATACGCAGCGGCAGGGTCACCGTAGACCAGGGCGACGCTGAGGCCAAAGCGCTGTTCGGCGCCACGAAATCGCTGGAAGGCGATTTGCACGCCCGCATGTTCGAGGCCCGGCTGAGCAGGGTTGCGGACGCGAGCCGCGCGCTGGAGCACAAGGCCGCCTGATATTTGCGAGCGGCGACGTGATGACTGGTGCGCGAAACAGCGGAATTAACTGGTTACGTATTGCCACGGGCGCCACGTCACGAACCTCTCGCGCGGAGCCCGCGGAGTCAGCTCCACTACATCGGTTGCCGCAAGGCCTTTCAACACCCGACGCGCCGGGGGAAAAGCGCGGGTTGATGGTTCTATGTGCAGATTCTGCGCGTGCGAGATTGAGGGCTGCCAGCAGATGAACCAGAACCCTCTTGAGCGAGACCAGCCCTTCAGCCTGACGCTGCGCAACCCGAACCCCCGCAGCTCGAAAACGAAGGAGGGCCCGGTATACCGGGTCAGCTTCGAGTTGACGCCCGAGGAATGGCAGATGTTCATGGACACCAACACGCAGGGGATGGTCGTGGAGTGCGTGGCAACGGTGACGCACCGCAACGGTGCCGAAAAGAATTTCGTGCATCACAGCGGCGAGCCCGACCTGGAGGACCAGGATCCGCAGTGGGCCAGCGAGTTATGGCGCGTGGGGTTCTTCTTCAACCCGAAAGTCCACGCAGCACTGGGTAGCGACGCCGATTTCCGGGACTGGGTAGAGCGCCAGCCTTCGGTGCTGACGGAGCGGTTCAACGAGCATGTCAATGGGGTAGGGCGCTGCATCGCACATCACGTTCTGAGCGCCGAGGCGGCGCCGGCGCGTGATGGCGAGCATCCAAACAAACCCGCGTATCGCTGCGTCCCCCTGACGGACGAGGAACACCGGTTCTTCCACCAACACGGCGCACTGGCGGCGCTGCGCGAATTCGTCGATATCGGCATGTTCGAGGGGCAGGAGCCAGACGCGGCGCGGAAGTCCGCGCTCGAATGGTGGAAGAAGATGGCGGCGGATTACGTTTCGCGCTGGGCTCATCGGCGCCTCGCGGACGCGCTTGGCGTCGAGAGCCTGACCCAGGCGGAGCCGCAGGCAATTTTCCTGTGGGCAGTGGACAACGGGGTTCATCGCAACCTGCCGCGGCGCTTCGACGAGTTCCGCGAACACGATGAGAGGGAGGTCGGGAAGGATGGGGAGCTACAGTCGGGAACTGCGGCGGCGCATCGGTAAGCGTCACCTGGCGCCGCTTGGGGAGGGATCGCCGTTCCAGCGCGGCCTCCGGTTCTACCGTCGCTGCGCGGAGCTGGTGCCGCCGGACATCACCGCCACGGATATGGCGGCGTTCGCCGCGCTGGTACTGGGCAATGTGGCCGTGAACACCGCGCCGGACGACGTGAGAGGACAGCGTGTTGCGCTCGGCCGCCTGACGAAGAACGCGTTGAAGCTGATCGGGGAAGGCGCGTTCAAGCGCCAGGGGTGAGCGGATGGCAGCCGAGACACGCTGGTATGTGGTCCAGACGAAGTGCCGGCAGGAACGGATCGCCGAGCTGAATCTGATGCGCCAGGGTTTCGACGTCTATCTCCCGGTGCGGTTCGCCGACCGGCGCGGCAAGCAGGCCCGTGAGGTCGAGCCGCTGTTCCCGGGCTACCTGTTCGTCAGGTTGTCGCTGCGCGAGAACTGGGGCCCGATCCGATCCACGACAGGTGTTCGCCGGCTGGTGTCGTTCGGGGGAGAGGGGCCGGCGGCGATGCCAGAGGGGTTCGTGGAATCCATGCTGTCCCGCGAAACCGCGGAAGGCGTTCACGGCGAGGCCAGAGATTACTTACCTGGTGAGAGGGTGAGGATCACAGATGGCCCGCTGAAATGGTACGAGGCCGTGGTCTCATCGGCGTCGGGCGGGGAGCGTGTCGCGATTCTGCTCGATGCGATGGCAGCCCCGCATCGGCTTGTGGTGCCGCGTCGATACCTCGAACCCGTTGATTCGCGGCCGTGATTGGCTATGATGTATTGCATCGGGCCCGCCTCCGAGGGCGGTAGCGTCCCGGATCGAGCCCAATTCCCATCTTCCTCCAGCTTGGAGGACATCCCATGTAGCGATTCCGCGAGAGTCCCGCGGCGGCGGTGTTGTGACTGTGCGCGCCGTCGCTGCGGGCGGTTGTATGGAGATTCCATGGCACAGAAAAAGACCCCGCCGAAGAAAAGAAGTCCCGGAAGACCGCCGACATTTCGAGAGGAATTCAGTGAGCTGGCGTATCAGCAATGCCTATGCGGCGCGACTGATGCTGATCTCGCTGATTTCTTTGAAGTTTCTGAGAAGACCATCAATGCGTGGAAGAAGCAGCATCCGCATTTTGGTGAGGCCCTAAAAAAGGGCAAGGATCTCGCCGATGGGAAGGTCGCCAATGCGCTGTATCTGCGGGCTATTGGCTACACCCACCCGGAGGAGAAAATCTTCTGCAGCGATGGTGAAATCGTGCGGGCTGAGACGATTCGGCAGTACCCGCCGGACACGCCGGCGGCAATCTTCTGGTTGAAGAATCGCCAGAAGGCGCGTTGGCGCGACAAGATCGACCATGAACACGGCGGTTCGGTGGGCTTCAGTCTGAAGGACGTCATCGAGCGGGCCGAGAATCCGACGCGGATGCTGCCAATGGAGCGCCGGACACAGCCGTGATCCTGGTGGAGCCTTGGGCCCCGGACTGGTACCAGCCACCGGCGTCCGAGATCGACAAGATGGCGGATCCATGGTGGCGGTTGAACCACCTCTACCACGGCGTTGACGAGAACGGTCGTGAGTATCCGTTCGTCATGCGGCCGCAGCAGTCCGAGTTCTACTGGGCGATGTGGTACCTCAACATCCTCTTGAAATCCCGGCAGCATGGATTCACCACGCTGCTCTGTCTCCTCGGCCTCGACCGTTGCATCTGGGTGTCGAACTACCACGCGCATATCATCGCGCACACTCGCGAGGACTCTGAGCGCATCTTCGCCGACAAGATCCGCTTTCCGTACTTGAAGTTGCGTGAGGAGCATCCGGAACTGGAGGGGAGCGAGGAAGAGATCCTCGAAGCCGACCAGTCCACGACGCGCGTCCTGCGCTTCAAGAACGGGAGCGTCATCAGTTGCGGGCAGTCGATGCGGTCCGGCACGTTGCAATTTCTGCATATCAGTGAGTACGGAAAGATTTGCGCGAAGATGCCGGACAAGGCCAAGGAAATCCGGTCCGGCTCGCTGAACACGGTGCATCCGGGGAACATCATCACCATCGAGTCGACGGCCGAGGGCCGCGTGGGCGACTTCTACACAAAGTGTGCCGAGGCCGAGGCCAAGGCCGACCAGAAGGCGCCGCTGTCCAAACTGGATTTCAAGTTCTTCTTCTTCCCGTGGTGGCGGGACGCGAAGAACGTGCTGGACCCCCGTGGGGTCGTCATCCCGGTGCGGCTGCAGAAGTATTTCCGCGATCTCCGCCGGCAGGATGGCATCGTGCTGACGCCAGGCCAGAAAGCCTGGTACGTGAAGCGCGAAGAGCAGAACCGGGACCTGATGTTCCGGGAGCATCCGTCGACGTCGAGCGAGGCCTTTCTCGGCCAGACTGAGGGTCGCATCTTTGGCAAGCAGCTCATCATGCTGCGCAGGGCCGGGCGGGTGCAGCCATTCCTGCCGCTGCTGCCCAACGTACCGGTGGAGACGACCTGGGACCTCGGCAAGAACGACGAGAACGCGATTTGGTTCCACCAGTGGAATGCTCGCACGGGACTGCATCGGTGGCTGCACTACTACGCCAACCACGGCCACGGGTTGAAACACTACTGGAACTACCTGCTGGAGTACCGGGAGGCGCACAACTGCTTCTTCGGGCGGCACTACCTCCCGCACGACGTCGAAGTGTCGGAGCTCTCCATGGCGAAAGGGGAGACCAGAAAGGATTACCTCGAACAGCTCGGCATGCGCGACATCATCGTCGTGCAACGGGTACCGAACATCAACGACGGTATCGAGGCCGCGCGCCAGGTGCTGGAAGTGTCGGAGTTCAGCGAGGAAGGTTGCCACGAGGGCATCGTTGGACTCGAGAACTACATGCGCGAATACGACGAGAAGACCGAGTCGTTCAAGGACAACCCGCGGCACGATCAGGCGAGCAACGCCGCGGATGCCTTCCGCCAGATTTGCCAGGAGTGGTCGCCGCAGCTCGCGTACCGGAGCAGTCGGAAGAAGCCGCGGAACTGGCGCACGGCATAGCCATCACGAATTGCGGGGTAGCTCAGTAGCAGAGCGGCGGGCTCATAACTCGCATGTCGCAGGTGCAATTCCTGCCCCCGCTACCAACCATCCCGGGAGGCACCATGCAGGCAGTTGTTGAGATCGACTCGGTCGAGCATCGCAAGGGCGACATCCTCTGCACGCTCGCGGACGGGCAACAGGTCTGGGAGAAGGGACCCATTACAACGGTCAAGGCGCGGCCGCGCTGCTGCACCGGCGACCTGACGCTGAACATTTCCGAGCATCGGGCGCAGGGTCATGACGCCGTCAACGCGGCGCTCCTCTCCCAACTCCGCGCCGGCCGGCTGGTCCCGGGGAAGACCTACCGCATCACGTTCGAGGAGGTTGAAGATGGACACCAAGAAGCGCCGCCGGCCGAGTGAACATCCGGCGGCATCTGGACTGTCAGCACGGGCCGCAGCGGCATCAGGGCTCTACGATGCAGTCGACCAGGAGACTGACGACCGGTTGGAGCGCATGCGGCGCGAAGTCGCCGGCGAGGCCGCCGCGGCTGGCGGGAAAGTGAAGAAGCCAACGCCGAGGGCCGGGTCAGCGATTTACTGATTTCGCTGCGGGGGCAGTGGACGGGAGCGCCGGCCGCCCGCGAAAAGGGCCGGCGACAAACACCAATACCACGACGACGACAGCCCAACATGGCACGAAGGGCCCGGGGCGGAGGCCATGCCGCCCCGGGCCCGGGGGCGCGTCGTCCGAGTATGAGGGCTTATGCCTGCCGCCCGTGAGTGCAGGCCAAAGTGAAGTGGGGGTGCCGTTATGGCGACCAACGAAGCAACACTGATGAACGAAATGCACGCGCATCACAGGGACCGCGAACAGAACGCGCCAGGTCCCGACGCGCACCAATGGCCGGTGGACCGCCTGATCGAGTGGATCCGTCGCGACTTGAGCAGGTGGGGGAGCATCGAGGACCACGCCCGCATCACGTTCCCAGGCGGGGTCGACGAGAAGCCGCGCCGCGCGCACGTCGAGATCTGGACGGACCGGACACACTACCTCATCACGGCACACGAAGCCTACGCGACTGAGGATGTCGGTATGCGCAGCTATCTCGGCTGTGTCGCGAGTGCCAGGAAGCCTCGTGCCGGCGAGGACTGGACGCGCGGCAACGACCTTGCGGACGGTGAGCTTAACCCGGAGACCTGGCACCGCATCTTGGCCGACATCGTCAGCTACGAAATCGTGAAGGTACACCGCATCGCCGACGGCGCCATTCCCGTGGGGGTCGCGCATGGATAGGCCACTGAGTGTTGAGCAGCTACCGGACGGCACGCTCATCATCGAGGGCGTCCACTACGCGCCGTGCGTCTTCCGGTTCCTGGCGGAGCCACAACCGAATCGGCTCTACCGGTTCACGCGGGGTCAGAATTCCACCGCGGTCCAAGTCATGGAGTTCGACGCCAAAGACCCGTTGCTGGACCAGGCGCTGGAGTTCCTGCGACGCGCGGAGACCAGGATCGCCGAGACCACGGCGGACCGCGATACCGCATTGTCGCTCGCCGACGGCCACCGCAAGCAGGCGCGGGAAATCATGAGGCTCGCCCGCGAGGCCGGGTTGCAACTACCACTGAAAAAACCGGATGGGGACAGTGAAACCGCAGCGGCAGCTTAATCAGTTCTCCGAGCATCGCGTCAACGGGGATATCGAGCATTTCATCTCCTACGTGCCCGATGGCGATGGCGACAAGGAGCCGGCGCTGGTGCTGGCGCCGCGGAACTGGATGCTGCACGGGCGCAAGTGCTACCTCATCCCGCTGCACTGTGCCCACCAGTACTATCCGCGGACCCTGCAGGAGAAGGTCTGGGTGATGCAGCACGCCAAAATGATTGCAATCTGCCTCACCGGATCTCATCTCACGACACCGGATGTTCTCAAGTCCATCGAGAACCGACTGCAGGACCTACTAGAGGCCGCGGAGTATGAGCTCGTCCGGCACGATCGCCCACAGGAGACGCCGGCGGTCATTGGCGAGGTGGAGGTCCGTCAGGACGGGGACCTGGTCAACGTGCTCGACCTGCCCCAAGACGTCGCCGACTACACCGTAGAGACCATTGATCATGCGACGGTCCACTGATCCCGCGCTGGACTACCGCGGGATCCGCCACCCGCAGTCCTACAACGAGCCGCTGTACTCGCCGCAGGGGCAGGACGATACCCCGGTGGATGACGTAAGCGAGGGCGCGCACGCACTAGACGGCGAGCCGCATCTGACCCTGCTCCGCAAGCTGGAAGACTGGTGGTTCCAGGCCCGTACCGTGCAGGCGCCGCAGCGGTATGAGATGGCGATCGACGACGATTTCTACGACGGCCTGCAGTGGGCGGAGGAGGACAAGCAGGAGGTCGAGGGTCGCGGCCAGCCGGCGCTGGTCTTCAACGTCCTGCGCGAGTCCATCAACTGGATTATCGGCACGGAGCGCCGCTCCCGGATCGATTTCGCCGTGCATCCACGCGAAGACAGTGATCGGCAGGGCGCGGAGCAGAAGACCCACCTGCTGAAGTACATCGACGACGTCAACAAGGGCGGGTTCGCGCGGTCCCGGGCGTTCTCCGACGCGTCGCGAGTCGGACTCGGGTGGCTTGAGGACGGGATCCGCTCCGACCCGTTCGACGAGCCGCTCTACAGTCGTGCCGAGTCCTGGCGGAACATCTGGTACGACCATCTCGCCATCGAGCCGGACCTGTCCGATGCGCGTTACATCTTCCGGGCGAAGTGGCTGGACGTCGATGTCGCCTGTGCGATGTGGCCGGACCGCGCCGACCGGATCAAAGCCGCGGCGCATGCCTACGACCTTTACGGCGCCAGCGACGACGACGAGTTCTTCACCACGGCGCTGTACTACCAGACGGACAGCTCCGGCCGGCCGGTCCAGCGACGCACCTACATCGACGATGCGCTGGGGGTGTCCGGTCTCCGCCGGCCTCGGGTACGCGTCGTCGAGGCGTGGTATCGGGTGCCGAAGAAGGGCAAGTTCCTCTACGTCGAGGACCGCGAGTACGTCAATTTTCACCGGGCAGCCTACGACGACCGTGATCCTCAGATGAAGGAGCTGGTCGACAACGGGTATGCCGCCGCATACGACGCCATCCGGATGCAGATGGAGATGACGATCTTCGTGGATGGTGCGCTGCTCCAGAAACCGCAGGCCCCGTACCGGCACGACAAGAGCCCGTTCACCCCGATTTGGGCGTACCGCAGGAAGCGTGACGGCGCGCCTTACGGCCCGATCCGCAACATGCGCGATCCGCAGGACGACCTGAACAAGCGCCGCTCGAAATCCCTGTACATTCTCTCCACGAACCAGGTGTTCATGGAGCGCGGCGCGGTCGCCAACAAGGACGAACTCCGGGAAGAGGTCGCGGACCCGGCAGGCATCATCGAGTACGAAGTGAACAAGAAGTTCGATGTCCGCCGCGACAATACGCTCGCGGCACAACACGTCGATCTCGCGAAGCAGGACGAGGAATACATCCGCATGGCCGGTGGTGTGACCTCCGAGAATCTCGGCCACCAGAGCAATGCGACGTCCGGCCGCGCCATCGTCGCGCGCCAGGAGCAGGGCTCCGTGGTCACCGCGGAGCTGTTCGACAACCTCCGCTACGCGATCCAGTGCCAGGGCGAGAAACGGCTCGCCCTCATCGAGCAGTTCTACGACCGGCCGAAAGTGATCCGGATCACCGGCGACCGCGGGCAGGACGATTTCCTGGAGTTGAACAAACCCGTCATGGGCCAGGACGGCGCCGTCACGGTCGAGAACCCGATCACGGCGTCGCAGGCCGACTTTATCGTTGACGAGCAGGATTTCCGGGAGACCATCCGACTCGCGATGTTCGAGCAGCTCTACGAGATGGTGAACAAGCTGCCGCCGGAGATCTCGCTCCAACTGCTGGATCTCGTGGTCGACATGAGCGATGTCCACGGCAAGGACGAGCTGGTGCGGCGGATCCGCAAGATCAACGGCCAGACTGCGCCGGACGCCGAGCAGACCCCAGAGGGGCAGGCGGAGGCCGAAGCAAAGAAGCGCGCCGAGGAGATGATGGCGCGCATCGAGCAGCGGGGGATCCTGGCAAAGCTTGAGGAGCAGATCGGCAAGGCGAAGCAGGCCAAGGCCGAATCGCTCGTGCGTCAGCTCGAAGCCCTGCGTTCGGCCACAGAGCTCGCCTTCCAGATGGCGCAGAACCCGACGATGGCACCCTTGGTCGAGGCCGTCATTGGCGCCGCCAAGGATGGCCTCAACGAAGATGACGGCGCCGATGGCGCCACGAACGCGGCACCGCCTCCACCGGAGGCTCCACAACCGCAACCGCAGCAGACACTACCACCGCAACCGATGTAACCGGAGGGCTGTATGGGAATCGAGAATGTCGAGAAAACCATCAAGCACGACGAGCTGGAACTGAACGAAGGGCTGAGCGACGAGGAGCGCGCCGCCCTGGATGACAATGCCGCCGATGAAGGCGTCGACGACGACGCGAGTGATGATGCCGGTGCCGACCCCGGTGGCGCGGAAGACGGGAAAGATGGCGCCGGAGACGACAAGCCCGGCGCGGACGTCAAGAAGGACGAGGACGGGAAGGCGGGCGAGGAGGACGCCGCCAAAGCTGGTGACGATGCGTCTGGGAAGAAGCCCGATGGGGAGGCCGCAGCCAGCGCCGAAGCCGTTGCCGAGGCGGCGCCGTTCGTGCCCCGCTACCCGGCGAAGGAAGAGCGTCTCGGCGAGATCGACACCCGTCTGAAGGCGATCAAGGACCAGAACGGTGAACTGTTCGAGAAGTTTGAGAAGGGCGAGCTCACCAACAGGGAGTACCACGACCAGACCGAAGCGTTGCGTGAGGAGCAGATGCGCCTGGTCTCGGAACAAGCCACGATCAAGACCGCCCAGGAGTACAACACCCTGACCGCGGAGCAGCAGTGGGAACACGACCAGCGTGCCTTTTTCGGGACGGCGGAGAACAAGGTCTTCTTCGCGTTGGACGAAAAAGGGGAGGTCAAGCGCGGCGAGGATGGCACGCCGGAGTTCGACCCCATCGCTTACGGGGCGCTGGACGCTGCGGTGAAATCTGTCGCTGCCTCGAAGGAAGCACAGGGCAAGTCCGGCGCCTGGGTCTTGGCCGAGGCCCGCCGCCGCGTCGCGCAGAAGCTGAATCTCGGTGACGCAAGCAAACCGGCTGCGCCAGCGAAGCCGCAGGGGGCCATGAAGGGCGGCAAGCCGAAGACGGGGCCGGTGACGCTGGCAGGCGTGCCAGCTGCCGAGGCTGCCGACGACCTGCAGGGCGACGAGTTCGCCGAGCTCGACCGGCTCATCGACAATGGCGACGTCCTCGCCTACGAGTCGGCGCTGGCCGCGCTGACGCCGGAGCAGCAGAACCGGTACCTCAACGTCGGGCATCCGGGCGCCCAGGATTATCGCCGGAGGGTCGCCGGCGGCGGCTGATGCTGCATCTTTCAGTCGCGGTCGGCGACACGCTTTCGCTGGACGACGGTCGCATCCAACTGACCGTCGTCCAGAAGAAAGGGCAGCAGGTCCGATTCGCGATAGTTGCACCCAGGACCGTATCTGTTGCTATAATGAACGAAACCTCGCGGGTTCGCGCCCGCGGGCTTTCCCTCCCCCGCAAGCAGTAGTCTCGTTTCGGGCGCCCGCAAGAGTGGGCCGCCCTCTCTGAAATCTCCGGCGCATGAGTGCTGGGCTCGATACAGGAGTCTGCACTCATGGCACGCACCATCATCGGCCTCAACGATGCCAAGGCCGTCAAGCGTTACAGCGCCTTCCTCGCAGTGGACACCGCGAAGATCGGCTATTTCTCGAAGAAGTTCATGGGGTACGGCGAGACTGCCTCCACCCCGATCCAGATGCTCACCCAGTTGGAGTCCGACGCGGGCGAGCAGATCACCTTCGACCTGAGCATCCAGCTCAAGATGCAGCCCATCGAGGGCGACGACGTGCTGGAAGGGAAGGAGGAAGATCTCAAGTTCTACACCGACAACATCTACATCGACCAGATGCGTGGCGGTGTGAATACCGGCGGTCGGATGACGCGCAAGCGCACCGTCCACGACCTGCGGAAGATCGCCCGCCGGCGCCAGGCGGAGTGGTGGGCGCGTGTGTTCGACGAGCTGTACTTCATGTACCTCGCCGGCGCGCTCGGTTCCGGATTCGCCAACCCGGGCTGGATCTTCCCGAAGGCCTACACCGGCTTTGCGAACAACAGCCTGCAGGCCCCGGACGCCGACCACCTGATGTACGGCGGCAACGCCACGGCGAAGAACAACGTCGATGCCAGCGACAAGATGGACATCAAGCTCATCGAGCGTGCAGCGACGAAGGCCGAGACCATGGGCGGCGGCTCCGAGGAACTGCCGCAGCTCCAGCCGATCATGGTTGACGGCGAGGAGCACTACGTCCTGGTCATGCACCCGTTTCAGGCGTTTGACCTCCGTACCGCGACCGGCGCCGAGAACTGGCTCGAGATCCAGAAGGCGGCGGCGCAGGCCGAAGGCCGCAAGAGCCCGATCTTCCGCGGCGGACTCGGCATGCACGACAACGTCGTCCTGCACAAGCACAAGAACGTGCCGCGCTACAGCGACTACGGCGCCGGCGCCAACGTCGCCGCCGCGCGTGCGCTGTTCATGGGCGAGCAGGCCGCGGTCTGCGCGTTCGGTTCGCCGGGCACCGGCCTTCGCTTCGACTGGAACGAGGAGAAGCGCGACAACGGCAATCAGGTCGTGATCTCCACGTCCAGCATCTTCGGAGTGAAGAAGGTGCGGTTCAACTCCAAGGACTACGGCCAGCTGTCGCTCGACACCGCGGCCGCGGACCCGGGTTGATCGGCGGCGTGAACTGACGGCCGGGCCCTTCGGGGCCCGGCTCCCTCAAGCTCAACAGAGGACATCCCAAAATGGCACTTCTGAAATCAGCACAAGTGGCGGACAACCGTCCGTCGTTGAATTCGTCCCAGGCCGGGCAGGTCGTCGTTCAGCCGTTCAGCTACACGCTGGCGGCGGCGCTCGTCGACGAGGACGTCGTGGCGCTCGCCAAACTGCCCGCCGGGCACGTTCCCGTGGACTGCTATGTGAACGTCCCGGATCTCGATACCAACGGCGCGCCGGCCATCAAGACAGAGTTCGGCATCTTCGAGAACGACGCCACGCCGACCGTCGTGGACACCGATGCGATGATCCTGAACTCGACGGCCGGCCAGGCCGCTGCGGTGAAGCGCGCCGACGCCGTGGCGTTCCTGTCGCTGGCACCGTCGGACAAGGACCGGATCTTCGGCATGCGCGTTGAAACCGCGCCCGCGACCGGCGCTTCGGCCGTGACGATCAGCGGCTGGTTCGCCAGCCGTCCCGCGGACCAGGACGACTAAGCCTGACGGATCAGGCTGACGGGGCCTGACGCCAGGCCCCGTCGTCCTGCTTCGTTGCACACACCGGAGGTCACCATGCTCATCGAGTGCAAGATCCGCCGTCGCAGCGGTTCGACGTCAACCATGAATTGCAAGGACGGTTCTCCCGTCACGTACCGTTTTCTGCCACGGGATGCCGATGGCAAGCCGATCAAGGACCCGGAAGTCGCCGCGCAGACGCCGCACACCTGCGAGGTCAAGGAGCTCGCGCATCAGCGCCGCTTCGTCATGGACTGCGCGCCGGCGTACGCGCCCTTCGGCGCTGCCGGGGAGAAGGAGGCCGAGGAACGCTTCGGCTGGTCGCCGGACACCGGCAAGACGAAGCCCGCCGCGCGCGTGGCGCCCGGCCAACCCCAGGTCCGTGAAGAGATCGTCGACGATGATGAAGTGCCAGAGGGCGACGGTTCGCCGGTGACGACCGACGACGATGACGATGCGGCCGGTACCGGTGACGGCGGCAAGGCGTCAGCGCCACCCGAGAGCGGTCTCCCGACGTGGACGAAGCCGCAGTGGGAGGAGTGGGCCCGCAAGACCCTGAACATCGGCAAGCCGGACGACCGCAATGCGCTGGAGAAATACGCCAAGGACAACTTCGGCGTCGATCTGGACAAGCGCCGCGGCCATATTGTCCTGATCCGTGAGGTCTACACGCTCCATCAGGAGGCGGCGAAGCAGGACTGACCGCGCGTAGATGCCGGTCGCCTTCGCTGATCTGCAGCCCGAGGTCCTGCCGGAGTGCCCGGGCTGCCCGGGACCGTTGGCGGTGCGGGAGATCCGCAACGCCGCCATTCTGTTCTGTGAACGCTCGACGTACTGGCGTGCCGACCACGCCGCGATCACCACCGTTACCGGCGAAAGCGCTCCCGGCGAGTACACGCTGACGATCCCCGCTGGGGCGCAAATCGTCAGCGTCGTCCCGCCGATCATGCACAACGACCTGCCGGTCTATCAGAAGTCGAAGGCTTGGCTGGACGAGAACGTCGCCGATTGGGCCGCCCAGACCGGTCAGCAGGCCAATTACTACCGCATGCTCTCGCCGGTCATCGTGCGGCTGGTGCCATACCCGACAACGGCACAGAACAACGCACTCAAGGTGCGGATGGCGCTGAAACCGGCCCGGACGGCAACGACGCTCGACGACACCACGTTCGAGGAATGGTTCCTGGCGATCGCTGCCGGCGCCAAGGCCGCATTGATGGCCATGAAGGAGAAACAATGGTCGAACGCGACGGAGTCCTTGCGTCAGGCCACCATGTTCGAGGACGCAGTTGTCGCGGCGCGGTCGAAGGCGATCTCCGAGTACCAGAATCAAACGGTTGACAGGCGACAACGCAGCCGCGGTCACTTCTTCTGATGGCGACGACCGTCAAGTGGATTATCGAACGGGCTTCTGTCGAGGCCAATGACGAATCGTTCCAGTCCATCAAGGGGCCGGACTGGTTCGAGTGGATCAACGACGCCCAGCGGGCGGTCTGCCTGCTGCGACCAGACGCGAAGTCGGACGTCAGTATCTTCGTGCTGGTGACCGGCACGAAGCAGCAACTACCCACCGGCGCCCGACGTCTGGAGCAGCTGCTCCGCAACATGGGCAGCGGTGGTGCGACTCCGGGAAAGGCAATCCGTGGCCCAGTCACGCGCGAAGACATGGATGCCTTCAACCCGGACTGGCACAAGTCGGCGTACCACGGCACCGAGGTAGAGCAATACATCTACGAGGAGAACAACCCGACGTTCTTCTACGTCTACCCCGGGGTCCAGAGCGGGACGACGCTGTACGTGGAGGCCGTGGTGGCGAAGGACCCAACGGATGTCTCCGATCACAACTCGAACCTCGACATCCCGGACATCTTCGCGCCAGCAGTCTTGGAGTGGGTGCTGTACCGCGCTTGGGCACGAGACAGCGAGCGCAGCCCGAACTGGGTGCGAGCGGAGCGGAAGTACCGGTCCTTTTTCAATCTGCTCGGCGTCAATCTCCGCGCCGATCTCGCGGTGTCACCGAAGATCACGGAGCGTGACCAACAACTTCAAGCCGCGGCAGCGGCCACGAGTGCATAGAGAGGAGGGTCTGGATGGCGACCTACAACAAATTTGAGGGCTTCGTCGGCTATTTGGGCCTGAAGGCCGTGAATTGCAACACGGACACATTCAAGGTTTACCTGTCGAACACCGCTCCATCCGCATCGCTGGATGATGTAAAGGCGGACTTGGCGGAAATCGCAGCTGGCAATGGCTATGCGGCCGGCGGCGCCGACATCCTGAACACGTTTTCTGAAGCAGCCGGCGTCGGGACGTTCGCCGGGACAGACGTGACGTGGACGGCGGCTGGCGGCCCAATCGGACCGTTCCAATACGCGGTGATCTATGACGATGATCACGCCAGCGATATTTTACAGAACTGGTGGGATTACGGCTCCGCGGTGACGTTGCAGAGTGGCGAGTCATTCACGGTGGACTTTGGCGCGAACATCTGGACTTTGACGTGAGGAGGAAATATGGCGCGGCCTGAACAACGCAACGAACCACCGAAGCTAGTAGGCGCACGCAAGAAAGTGGCCGAGGTCCGTGGATTTATCCCGGACAGGCACCTGGATACGCTGAAGAACAACGACAAGCTGCTTGCCTGCTGCCGTGATGCCGAGGCCCACGATGTAGAGTTATTCAAGACGCACGATGACGCGCCCGGGGCGGATCTGATGATCCTGCACTGCGCCTGCGGCAGGCGTCATATCCGGTTTGCGGCTGGGGCAGGTAAACCCTGAACAATCGTGACTGTCAGCGTTGACGCCGCAACCGAGAACGTTCGTACCGGTACGACCAGTCCGCAGACGTTTAGCCATGCAGGTGCAGCATCTGGTGTCAAGGGCGTCGTTCTTGCCATAGTCCACGGAACGAGTTCTACCGATCACGTGACGGCTGCTTCCTACGGTGGCGTGCCACTGGTACGGAAGCAGCGGAACGTCGACACGGCTACCGAACCCGGCGCGGCCGAGCTGTGGTTCCTAGGTGCTGGCGTCCCGCAGGGCACGCAAACCGTCAGCTACACGCCGGGTTCCACGACGGACGACATCCACGCCGTGGCGATTACCCTGCTTGGTTCGGATGATCTTGAGGTCGTCGATCAAGATGGTATAGATAACAACGTAGCTGATCCATCTGTGACGTTGCAGTACAGCGGACGCACCTGCATGGCGTTCGGGGCCTTGTATGGCGGCGGCGCGGCGCCGTCTTCTTTCACGCCGAACGCGAACTGTGCGACGGTACACGATCATGATCTCGGAGCGTTTTATTCCGAGATCATCCGGCAGACGACACCCGGCTCTGCGGATTTCACCATCGGCGGCACGGCAGCTACAGATGACGTAGCGTTTTCAGCCATTGCGGTCAGTGAAGTAGTGCCAGTAGGCCGCAGCCTAGCGTTCGATCCAATAGCGCACCTGTACCCACACCTTGCGAGGTAATGATCATCATGGGACGCATCTATACGGCGACTTTTAAGGACATCGCGGTGACGGCTGCGCAAGACCTGTTCGAGATCGCCGCGCCGACCGATGCGGTGGTCGTCGTGCACGACTGGGCACTGACCCAGAAAACGGAAGTCGGGGACGCCGCAGAGGAAATGCTCGTCCTGACTGCCAATCGAGGCGTCGGGTCGGTGACCTCCGGCAGCGGCGGCGGGGTCGTGACGCCACAGCCGGTCTCGGATGGGGACCCGGCCTTCGGCGGGATAGTCGAACGGAACAACACCACGATCATGGCCGTCGGCTCCGGCACGCTGGAAACGGATCTGGAAGTCATGAACTGGAATGTGCGTGTCCCATTTCTCCGCATCTATACGCCGGAAACCCGGCCAGTCCTCTCACCTGGGAATCGCTGGACGTTGGAATTGGAAACTGCGCCTGCGGATTCCATCACGATGAGCGGTCAGATCACATTCGAGGAAATCGGAGGCTGAGATGGATAAGTTCCTGAAAGACGGCAGCGGCAACGATATCCTGCTGAACGGCGAGCGTGTCGTAGCCGGTGAGGAAGATCAGGCCGTGCTGAATCAACTCAGCCCAAAGGCGCGCCGCGCCGCCGGGTTTCTGATGAACTTCATACCGGCTGTGCGCCTCGAAGTGCTGGGCGCGTTTAACGTAGATGGGAGCCTGAAATACCCATGGGCGGCGCCTTCTTAAAGGAATAAGCCGTGGCCCGTTACGGCATTTTTCGACCGCGGTTCATCCCGCCGCGGCCAATAAGCGAACCGTTCCCGTACATAGCCACATGGGGCTGGAGCAATCCGCGATCCGTCGGCGCGGACGGGGTGAACGACTGGCTCCAAATTTCTACTGGCTTGGCCGGGGTGGTCAACGGCCGTAAGGGCATTATTTCCGTATGGCTGGATCCGACCGGCGGCAACGGGACGAAACGCGACATTTTCGTCATGAACAACGCCGGCGGCGTTGACATTGAATTTGAGCTTGAGATCACCGCCTCGAATACCGTTCGGCTACGGATTTTCGACACTGGCTCGGTCAAACGGCTCGATATCGAATCCAGCACCACGCTCACTCCGAATGGCGGTTGGTATCACATTCTGATCTCCTGGGATCTAACTGCGGCTGGTTCGCCTGCCAGTCACCTGTACATCAATGACGTTGATGTGCAAAACATCACGACGCGCACGGGCGGCAATGACCTGTTCTACGCCGTGGGAAATGGCGTCACGGTGGATGCCAACTATGACGGCACAGCCAAGTTGCCGGCGAACCGGTTCCAGCTTTACATCAACCTGATCGACTACCTCGATTTTTCTGTTGACGCGAATCGTCGTTTATTCACCGACGCGGCTGGCAACTGGTTATCGTTGGGCAGCCGTGGTGCCATCCCGACCGGCGCAGTGCCAGCGGTTTATCTGCGCTCGGATTCCACGATTCCCGGCAAGAACCATGGCACCGGCGGGGATTTCGCCGTCAATGGCAGTTACGGAGACGCCGATCCGCCGCCCGCCAAATTCAGAATTACCGCATCGAGTGGTGCTTATGCGATTACTGGCGCGGCGGCCTATTTTGAGCACAACTTCAGGCTCGCCGGCGATGCAGGATCGTATGCGATTACTGGCGCGGCGGCCTATTTTGAGCACAACTTCAGGCTCGCCGGCGATGCAGGATCGTATGCGATCAGCGGCACAGCCGCGGGCCTGCAAGCACATCGGCGCCTTGCTGCCACGTCTGGCTCTTATTCGGTCTCTGGTGCGGCGGCAAGCCTCAAGTACAGCCGGTTGCCAATGGTTGCCGGTGGTGGGGTCTACACAGTCTCCGGGACTGTCGCAAACCTGGAACGGCATTTCCCGCTGCTCGCATCCGCCGGGGCCTACGCCATTACGGGTGTCTCGGCGGCGCTGCGCAAGGATTCTGTCGTAGCTGCCGCTGCGGTGTCGTACACGATCACCGGCACGAATGCATCGCTGGAATATAACAGGCTCTTCGCGGCTGGTGCTGGCAGTTATGTGATCACTGCGGGGGATGCATCGCTTGAGCATCATTACCTGCTGACAGGCGGTGCGGGCGTCTATTCAATTTCCGGCACCGATGCTGCGCTGGAAGTCGCGCACTTGCTGGCTGCCGCCGCAGCGTCGTACACGATCAGCGGGATGGCGGTCAGCTTGGAGAAAGCCTACCTCGTCACCGCGCTCGCTGGCGCCTATGTCATCTCCGGCCAGGCTGCCGGCTTGGTGGGTGAGTTCAGCAAGGCCGACTTCGGCAACTGGAGCGGCACCCGCTGGTCTGGGGACGCAGTTGCCACACAGCAGCTCGACAATTGGAGCGGCACGCGTGGCAAAGGTGATGCCGACAGCAGGCAGCGCTTCGGCACTCCGGTCTCATTCACGCGGTACTTCTGATGGAAGTCTTTCGTATCAAGCAGGGCGACCGGTTGCCGGTGCTGCAGACCACGTTGTACGACAGCGCCGGGCCGATTGATCTGACAAATGTTACGACGGTCACGCTGCTGCTGAAGAAGCGCCCCAGCGGCAATGTGATTGCACTCACCGGCCAGAAGGTCCAGTCCGGCAGCACCAACACGGGCGTCGTGAAGTATGTCTGGGCCGGCGGCGACACCGACACCATCGGTTTCTACGACTGCGAATGGGAGCTGACGTACTCCGGAGGGGAGAAGATGACAGTGCCGAACAAATCTTTCGACATCGTGGAAATTTCGCCTGACCTGAACTGATGAGCCAGATCACGCGCGAGGAACTGCAGGAAGTTGTCGAGACCGCAGTCGGCGCCGCGCTGGACGGTCGCCGCCGCATTGATCCAGAAACGCACAATGAGCATCACGAGTTTGTGCAGATGCTAATCAGGCGGCAGCGACAGCGTGAGGCGCTTTGGGCGCATGTCCGCAAGCATGTCATCGGCTGGGCCGTCGTCGCCGTCATCACTGGCGTTGGAAGTCTAGGCTGGCAGATTTTCCGGCTTGCTGCACGCGGCTTGGAACGTGGAGGAGGCTGAAATGCGCAAACTAAGGAACCTCTGAACAAGTGGTCATAAATGATTTCGTCACGTCGAAATCGAGAGAGTGGTGGCCGGATAACCGCCCGGAATTCCGGTTTTCGTCGTTTTCTGCCACTTTCTC